TACCATAAACCCAGAACAAATATATGAACCAGGTATATCACATTGAAAAAGTATGTGTGTATTATTTTCTATAATTGGTAATGGATTATGCTTAAACACAATATCAGTATCGACCCAACAAAGATTCTTATAATTAGAATAAGTTTCTTTAATCAATTTCCATTTATTTTTAACTATTTTTCTAAATGTGCTATTCGAATCAAATGACCAGTTTTGGTATTCTTTTAAATCAATATCATCATATAAAAATGCTCCATTATAATCTTTCATATTTTCATAAGCATTTTTATCCAAACATGCAATAATGAAATCATCTTTATTCAGACCAACAAGTTCAGCAGATTTTAACATATTTCTACATATTTCTATGCAGCCAGAATTTAATTGTGTTAAGAATTTCATAATTAAGTTTCTATAAATTTATTACCAACACTTTGATATTCTATAGCTGAATCATCAAATCCCATTTGTTTTAATGTTTGCTGTTTAGATTCACTGTCTGCTAAACCCATTGTTATATACTTTTCACCTTCATATTCTTCACCCGGCCATATACAATATGATTTTGGTAAACAACCAACTCTTATTTTTTTAATATTTTTTATAAACAATGATACTAAAATTTCATGATCAAATAATTTAACATCTTGATTTTTTACTTGTTCAGATAATTTCATCCATTCATATAAAAATTCAATAGAAGCTGCTGTATTATTTACAAAAATAGGAGATGCTTTTGGTAAAGCCATTGACGGATCATCTTTTGTTGGTATTTTTGGAAATGCAAATCCTAAATCGCAATTTGGTGCTAAATCATCAAATACATCTAGAGATTTGTGAATAATCGTATCAATATCCATCCATACAAATGGAATATTAATTTCCCTTGCCATCTCATAGATGAATCTTGGTTTTGATAAACAATTGGATCTATAATCACCTTTAGATTGAAGTTCTCTTATTATAAAAGGAATATTTAAATCTTTACAATTTTTAATGAATCGTTTTGCATGATCGCTATAATATGTTCGACCATCTATATCAGCAAAAAAACTTACTAGTGGTGTTTTCATAGTTGTTTTATCAGATCATAAAGGATATCATCTGATCCTCGCATTTTTTGTACTATATCAAAATTTTCTTTTATTGCATCGATTTTACTATAATAATAATCAGATGTCAATAAATTTAAATCTATTTGATCGTTGATTATTATCATACCATCGGTGTTGAAATACTTACCAATATCAGGAGAACCCCAATACACTGGTATTGTTCCAGTTGCAAAACAATCTGTTAATTTTTCTGTAAAATAAGTTTCATACTTGTCATTTTCTATGACGATCTGAAACATATAATCATTAAGATATTGAAATTTTGAATCCCATGGTGACTCTGCTGAACCAACTCTTTGGGTATTGGCTGCTCCACCAAATATATCAATTTTACCTTTAAGATTCTCAGCTATTTGATGACGTAGAGCATGTCCAGGTGTTACTTTTTTAGATGAAGCAAACATTGAACATAATTTTGACTTTGAAAAAACTTTATGTTCTTTTACCCAAGGTAAGTTACTTCCAGCAAATGAGAAATGAAATTTCGAACTTTTCTTGCAATATTCCCTATCTGCAAAATAAATTGCATCATAACTTTCTTCAAGTTGTGGAATAAGTTGATCAAGTACGTTGCGAGGTACTGACCAAGAATGAAAAATAGCCCTTGATTCACAGATCCATGCAATTTTTTTCTCACCTGATTTTTTCCTATAGTTTATTCCATGAGGAATAGCAGAGTCAATAAAAACTTTGATTGGACTATCCTCTTGGGTCCATTCAAAATTTTTAGGTTTTAGATTAGAATTAGAAGAAAATTCAATTGAGAAAGGAGCACCGATTGCTTGCACATAGTCCATAATATAAATCCTTTTACATATTTATGTTATTTTCCTATGTGATACTTAGGTATCAATTGCCATTCTTGTTTTTCTTTATGTGGTATAATTTTAAGTCTAGCCAAAGAAATCTGTGGTTCTTTGTATTCATCTGGATCTACTGGATCTATTAGATTCCATTCCACCAAAAGCTTTACAATGGTATTTCTACGACCTATATCATCATTTGATATATCGCTTTCAAGACCATCAAGTAAGAACATTTCCTTAAAATGCATAATCGCATATCTACCACGTTTGTGTAAAATATGACAAGATTGGAATAATTTCTTTTCTTTTTTAGAAGAAACTCCAATTCTTGTCAATGTTTCTTTTACCTTAAGAAAATCTTCTTTATTTTTAAGATTAATCTCTACACCAAGGCCATCAAAAATATCGTCATCTTCTGTCATTTTAACTCCATAAAATATAAATTATTTATATTTTTAGGACTTTCCACCCTTATTTAACGACTCCTTTATGGCTTCTAGCTGGCTTTCTGAGAGGATTTTAGCCATTTCAATAGCTTTGGTCCTAGAATAGCCATAAAACTCCATAATAGGCTCTATAGAGGCTTTATCGTCTTTGTGCCACTTTGCATATCTATTACCCTTTGGTAAGGAGTAGAGATAATAATCATACTGCATTTTCTTATCCAGATTAGGCTTTAAATTCATAAAATTAGCATGAAAAATAGCATCTTTGTGATAAGAAAGTGACTTATTGATAACAAAAGGGATATAACCCCGTTCTCCCTGTTCATTTGAGCCGATTATATCCTTTTTGGACTTATTAATAGAATTTAAGTATTCACCAAGATCCATTAGTTAAACTCACAACTCATCATTAATTCTACCAGACAGGCCACCATATTAATTTCCTGATCCGCTACAAATGCAGCCTTGTATTGGTATTCCCCAATCACAATAATAGCCTGTGGAATAGATTGCTTGGTTAGAACCTCTGCTAGATTGTCGTAGATTTTTCGAAAAATATCCGTGTGGGATAGATGAACATTAGCCGCTACCCACTTGCGAACAGAAGAAAAGTCCTTCTTTTTCATAAAGTCAATAAGATTTTTAACTTCCAAATCTGTAACATTTACCAAAATACCGTGATCAATAATCCCAGATACAGAATATCGCTGAAGTTCATTCAAAATTCTACGAAAATCTGGGAAGTGCTTATTGATAAGCTTTGCTAGAACTTGAGATTCATATTTAATCTTTTCGTTCTTAAGAATCTGCTCACAACGAGTATAAAGTTGAGTACATATTTGCTTCTTTTCCTCTTGAGAAACTGTAAAGTCAATACAAGTACATCGTGAATGTATAGGTTCAATAATCCTAGACTTGTAGTTGCAAGTAATAATAAATCGACAATTATTTGCAAACTCTTCAATTGCTCCGCGAAGGGCTGGTTGAATACTATTCGCATTTGAATAGTCAAACTCGTCAAGAATAACTACTTTTCTGACACCATTAGAAAAAGAAACTGTACTGGCAAACTGCCGAATCTTTGTGCGTAGAGTATCAATATTACCCTCTTCAGAGCAATTGATGATGATCCAATCACATCCCATTTCATTACATAATGCTTTGGCTACTGTAGTCTTTCCCGTACCAGCAGTACCAAAAAGCAATAAATTTTGTGGCTCACCCTTAGCAACCATGTCCTTGAAGGTTTGCTTCAAGGACACGGGAAGAATGCATTCATCGATAGTCTTGGGTCGATATTTCTCTACAAAGAGAAAGTGTTCTGGATTTGTTTTCATAATAAATCACTTACAGTAAGAATCTGGCTGCATTGCAAACCAGTAGGTCAACTGAATATTTTCATTCTCAAATCGCCCAGCAAGTTGCTTTGCGAAAGAAATCTTATAGTTTCCTGGAAGGAGTTTGATATTATCCATCTTGAAATGGAATGCAAAGTCCTTGTCATCTGAGTTGTCATCTAGACGAATCTTACAGCTATTGCTTGATGGATCAGCCCTATCTGATACTTCAACGAAGATACCATCTTCATTACCAGTGAATGAAATATCTGGCAATTGCATGATAGAACTTGCTCGACTAAGTTCTGAGAACATTTCTTGTGTAATGTTCACTTCTACTGCAATTTCTGGCATATTCACAGTTTTGGTTGGTGTAGTAAGAAGCCGTGGTTCTGAATAACCAAAGTTAACTACAGAATTATTGCTACCAGAAATCGTAACAGACTTCTCACCAAACTCAAAAGTTGGATTTGTAAAAAGACTAATCACTCCAAGAAACTTATTCAGATCCCAAATACCAAACTGAGTATCAAATGTTTCTTCTACAATCGCTTCAGCCATACCATTCATCGAAGGTGTGATTGTTTTGATTGTATTTCCTGGACTTACCAGAATATTAGAATTAAGTGATGCAAAGTTCTTTAAGATAGCAAGTGTCGTCTTGCTCAACGTAATTTGTGTCGCTGTATTCATAGTAATCTTTCATTTAAATTCTTCAAAATTTTCAACTTCATCAAAGTCATCAAATTCATCAAGATCATTTGTATTACCTACGTAATTGCGTAGATCTTGCTTGAGCTTGTGCTTCTTTCCATTCTTTTCTTTATTGTGAACTCCACGATCCGTTCGTGGCTTTGGTTGTTGATTTTTATTCTTGTCCATTAAAATTCTACCCAATGAAATCCATTTTTATCTTCTATGTAAGTATACATCACACCAGTTAGTCTGTCAACCCATCTATCCCCAACATTAGCATTTAAAGGAATACTATCCGAATAATAATAATTTTCTATATCTCCAGATAATTCTTTCCATATAGACT